ATCTTGTGAAAAAGAAGCAGGATATTGTGCCGGCCGGTTTTGGCGCCGCGAGCCGGTACTTTTGTCCAGGTGGTGGTATCGCTGTGGATGTTGCCGGGGTGGCCGTCGAGGATGTGATATTGTTTGGGAGCGCCGCCGAACTTATCGCGCTCGATACCGCCGGACAGGGTGTCATTGTCGGCGGCGTTATCCGCATTGCAAACGCGGTCGGCTTTGATGGTCTGGAGCTGTAGGGCATAGGTTCGCAGGGGATCCGGCGTCATGGGCGTCAGGATAAATATATCGCCGTTTTCAAGAGTGGACCGCACGCTCAATTCCTGAATCTGGCAAAAATTAAGGGTGTCTTCAACATCGCAAGCCGTATTTTCGGCCCATAAGCGCCATTCGGCTTCCGTCCGCCGTTCCCAGGCATCCGCCGCGGTTTCATCCAGCCCGAGAATTTCCCGGTCGATGCGGCTTTTAAGGGCCAGCCCGGTACCGACGATATTGGTGGTTTTGGTTTTAATGGCGCCGGATGCCAGGGGATTGTTGCGAACCAGGTCGCGGGAGCGTTCGCGCAGATCGGGCAGGTCCGGCAGGATATCGCTGTCCGCGTCTCCGGCGGAAACCACCCATTCGGACAGCGCCCGGCGTTTTTTGGAGCCGCCGAAATAGGCGCCGGTCATGGCCGATACATAACGGCTTCGCATGCGCCGTTCGCCTTTGACCGGCGAAATATACGAGACCAGCCGGTCGATAAAATTTGCGACCGGAGGTTTAAACCCTGCTTTAGGTTCGACCTCTTTCATTTTCATGCATCCACCGGTGTGCCGCCGTAAATAGATATACCGCCGGCCGTTTCGCGCTTGACCATCATGCGCAGGTGCTTTTCTTCGGCCAGTAAGGTCGTAAGATCGCCGCGCGTCACAGACCGCCCCGCAATCCCATAGGACTGGGCGCCGGTCATAATAGCCGATATGGCCGCCTGGACCTCTTCGAGCTGCTCGCTGTAGGTTTTGACCGTCACAATAAAAAAACCTCCAAAGGTGAAAGGTGAAAGGTATTTACTCAATTCGCGTCTTAAATTTCACTTTTTACATTACAAAAATCATAACACGGGGTTTTTCGGAAAAATGGTGTTCTTGGAGAAATAAGGAACGATCTTGGAGAAAAAGGGGTTAATTAGGGCTTGACAAGGTTTTTTGAGGCGGTGAAAAAGGGATAAATCCGGCCCGTAAAAATAACAGACTGCAGGTGAGAACTTGGCACGGTGTGATGGTGGGATTTTCTCAACTTCTCACCTTATATCGGTTCGTGAAAACGGCGATCGCTGCTAAAGATGTGTCACCTTGATGTCGTGTTCCTGCAACCGCCGGCCGATTTCATATTTGCGGTGGCATTTATCCGGATCCGATTCCAGGCACAGCAGGCAGGCCCGTTTGTCCAACTGCCATTTTGCCAGCTTGGATATGGCGTCGTCGGTAATATTTTTGAAACCTCCCAGGCGGTCACCGCACCACTGGTAATGGAGTCCGGCGACGATCAGAGCCGGCTCCAGCCGGCTGCGGTTGAATATGGTCTTGCGGCCGTATGGACGCGAGCGCACGTCCACCAGGTGGCTGATATCGTGATTGAATAAAATTGCGATTAACATATTGATGCTTTTCATGTTCTGGTAGCCGATAGAATGCAGCATTTTTATTTCCTCCTTTTCCCGTTTATTTTAATTTTTCATCCCGGACGTGCTTGGGGGTATCCTTGATATATTTATCACGCTGGTAAGTCAGCCAGTTGCATAAATCTATATTCAAGGCCCGCCAGGGGCCTTTGCCGTTTCGCTTCCAGGCCGGCAACTGTTCGCACTCCACCAGAAAACAGAGCAGATTGACATCCTCCTTGATAAATTTACAGATCTCCTCGGCGCCTTTTAAGCAAATGATTCTTTCAGGTATTTCCGTCATATATCCGCTCCCGCGTTTCTGACACTCCGGCCTGTTTTGCCGTTCTGCATTTCGCCGGCCGGATCCGCAGCCGGGACGCTCCAGTACTTGATTCCGATAACATCGGCGGCCACCAGGCCGTAAACGCTCACATCCCAAACGTGATTGGCCCGGCTGTCCGGGCACTGCCAGAGGCCGTTGTCGTCTAAATATTCACTGGTCATCTGGCGTGCCCAATCGGCGCTGATTTCGCTGTGATAATGCCAGGCTCCCGGGTCCGCCGGCGCTATGGTCAGTTTGTTGGCCAGCTTATTTTTATAATAAGTGACATTGGCCCGCAGCAGTTGCAGGCCGCCGGGGATGGCTTTGTTGGTTCCCGGATAGGTGTCAATTTTAGAGTAGGCATATGGTTGCGCCATGCGCTGCTCACCTTTAAACGGCAGGATCTTGCCCTTGTGTTTACGGCAAAACTCATATACCTCGGATGTGCGGGTGCCCACGCCGGCAGTCTGGCGGCGGGTGCCTCCCATGGCGTCCATGACCGTCATGTGCACGATGGCCCGCCGGCCGTCGCTGTCGTAATACTCGTTTTTCCACAAAACCTCCTCCAGGGCGCTGAACGTTAAAACAAAGCCGCCGCGAATCTTCCAGCTTTCTTCCTCCGGACCCCGGCCCCAGGCTCTGATTTCATACCAGAAGCCATCCTGCTGGGTGTCAACGGCAGCGGTTAATCCGGCAACAACATTGCCGGCGGGAAACTGGCCGCGCCGGCGGTCGTCGCAAAGATTTAAAATATCCTCTTCTTCGCTCCGCTGGGTATAAATCAGCCAGGGCACGGCCTCGTAATTGTTTTTATAGTCCTTGAGCTTGGTTTTGTTTTTGCCGGCCTTTAAAAATGCGGCGGCGACCTCCGACAGGCTTACGAAAAATGACAGCCAGGCCGGCAGGTGAAAGCCGATTTTGACCGGGCGGAATTTCTCCAGGTAATCGAACAGCTCCATGTGTTTGTCGCGCTCCAGCCAGCGGCCGGCGCGCACGGCGCGGTTGCGGTCGTCGTCGCTCAAGTGCTCGGCGCAATGCTCGCACTGGTAGGTGGCCATGGATTTTTGTTCGATGACTTCCGGATCGCGTTCATCGGCCGGAAACTTGATTTGAGCAAATTTCATAACCTGTTCGGCGGCGCAGTAAGGGCATGAGACGGCGTAATCAAAGCGCGCCTGGGCCTCGACGGTAAACGCCTGCCAGATGGGAGCGGTCTCCACGGTGGGGGTGGATATTTTCCAGATCTTGCGCTTGCGCTTATAGGTGGTGGTGCGCTTTTCGCCCAGTGAAATGGGATCGGTCTCGGTTTTGCCGGCGGTTTCGGGGTATTTGTCGGTTTCGTCGAAAATAACATGCTTGATCGGTTTGTTGCCCAGCCGGGAGGCGGAGCGGGCCCAGGCCAGATAGATGGGCAGGTGCTTGAGCTTGATGCGGTTGATGCTGATATCGTCCTCGCGGCCGGTGAGGTAGGTGCACAGCCGGGTGGATGATTCCAGCATGGGACGGATGCGGTCCTGGCTGTTTTCCTTGGCGGTTTCGATGTCCGGATAAACATACAGCACCGGACCCGGGTCCCGATCGACGGTATAGCCGATGAAATTATGAGCGGCCTCACTGACGCCGGACTGCGGGCTTTTGCAGATGATAACGGTCTGCACGCTGGAAAATGCGGCCGCATCCATGATGCCGGCCAGGAACGGCATGACATAATTGCGCCAAGGGCCCGACAGAATCGACATGGTGACAATGCGGTGGCGTTCGGCCCACAGGCTGGGCAGTATTTTCTTTTTTTTGCGCAGCACCATGGATTCGGCGGCGGAAACACCGCCGAGGTATTCCGGCCGCTCGCGGCGCTGCAAATGAGCGGCCAGAGCGGCCGGCAGCCAGGGCGGGTAATGACATCGGATGGGTTCGGCTGTTGGGTTCATTACTTATCTATGATTCGCGTTAGGTATTTCCGGCAGCAATACTTTTTTGGTCGACAATCCACTCTCGCATCCCTCGCAATCCTCAAATTTCGCTTCTCCTGAATAATCGAGACATTCAGATCTTTTAATCAGTTTAAAATCCAGGCCGGGGCATTTTATTTTCTCGTCCTCCGGGTTGGGCAAAACCCTGAACCTGGCAGCCAGCGGCTTTTGAATTCTTTCCTCTGTAAGACGTGCTTTGATCATCATATTCGCCAGCTTTTCAATCACGCTGATTCCACCCATTTGTTGTTGATATGCCTCCAGTGATATTTTGCCGGACCTTAAATCCTGCCGAATATCCTGTACCTCATTAACTAAATTTTCGCCTAATTCAAAAAGATCCATGGATTTCCTCCTTTGCTTTTTTGAGTTCGCGGTATAATTTTATTTTCAATCGTTTCAGCTCGATTATTTCCGGCGTGATTTGCGAGGTTTTGAACCCCATCGCTTTTAAAGCTGCTCTTACATAAGGCGTTCTTAGGCGTTCACGGTATTTTTTTATTTTGGCTTTAGCTTCCGGGCGTTCTCTATATGCCTTATTCTGGGCCGCCGTTCTGGCTTTGACTTCCGGGCCCCCTTTATATGCCTTATTATAGGCCTTTATTCTGGCTTTGACTTCCGGGCGTTCACGGTATTTTTTTATTTTGGCTTTAACTTCCGGGCGGCGTTTATATTCTCTATTACTTTCGTTAATGCATGGTTTGCACTTATCCTGCAAACCATCTTTTGCTCTTTTTTTTTGATGAAACTCCCCCAGCTCTTTCATCTCGCCACACTTGCTGCACTTTTTTTCCATTTGCTTATTCCTTATTTGGTTGCAGCATCGTCAATAAATATTACGTGATAGTTGGTGATATCGGCATACTCGGTTAGTGCGCGATTTAAAGTGTTGTTGAATCTTTCTTCGATAATTTCCTCCTGGAGGCCGCGATCGGCGGCGGCCAGGATGTCATCGAGCAGCGCCGCGCGATCCATCTCAAAACTAAAGCGCAGATGGGCTTCCAGGGACACGGCCCGGGCAGCCAGCTCCAGGTAGTGATCATCGATCGGCAGATAGCGGCCTTGCTTAACGGCCCGGTTAAAACGCAGATCCTTGATCTGCTCTTCTTTACGCTCGATCTCCAGTTTTTTTTCGTTCTGATAAAGCTCTTCAACGGCGGTTTTAACGACCTTTTTTTCGTGTTTGACCAGGCGGGCCAGCCGGATATAGCGGTTGAGATCCTTTTCGGTGATGGAGCCGTCCGGCTGCATCTTCAATAGGCCGTCGCGGGCGTCCTTATAAAGTTTTGATTTCTGGACAATGCCCCTGGCCGTGCAGTAACCTTCCTTTTGTAAAAATACCAGGGCCTCCATGCGGTGTTTGAAGACCGGCTCGCTTTCCGCCTGCCCCGGGTGCATTTCCTTGAGTGCTTTGGCGGCCCGCTCGTAGGCCGCGATATTGGCGCTGGTGGCCTCTTCCAGCAGGTTGCGCTTGGCGGCTTCCTTGGCCTGGATCAGTACGGCCAGGTCGGTGGCGTCGGATTCGCGGATGAGTTTTAAGAGTTCTTTTTCTTCCATGATAAATTTTTGTTCCAAAAATTTATATTAATTCGTCATCGGAAATTGGCCATAAGTACAACGGATACATGGACTGTTTTTTAAAATCGGCGGCCCGGCGCCTGTCGATTTCAAAATCAAGATATTCCCTGGCTTTTTCCAGATCCTCGATAGCGTCGTTTTTCTCATCCGCCCGCCAGATGTATTTAACGGCATTGCCCAGGCAAAAATTCATGTGCTTGGTCACCTCGATGCACTCGATGCCGGACGGGTGAGCCTTGTAGTGCTTTGGGTGCTTGACCGGGTCGCTCATAGATAACCTCCGGATTATTTT